TCAAACTCTCTCTTTTTGGAAAACCAGCCTGAACTGGCGGTAACTGGCGACGATCAGCCTCAACCGGCTTTGGTTGGCCGAGCCTTGCCTCGACTGGAGTCTGCGCGCTTTGGGGATTTGTCGTATGGGCCTGCTGTTGCAGCTTGGGCACAAAAGTACATGGGTAAAACGCTGATGGATTGGCAGGTACATGCGCTTAGTGGCCAGTTAGAACACGATGAAACAGGCAAGTTGTTGCGCTCACAAAGTCTTGTAGAAACGGCGCGCCAGCAGGGTAAGACCGTTGCCCTAAGTGCCCTTATTGGTTGGTGGATTACAGAGTTTGCGCAGCTGCGCGGTACGCCACAAAACATTTTGAGCACGGCCCACAAACTCGACAGGGCCGAGGCAATTTTCATGTATCTGCAACCGATACTTACTGAGTATTTTGACGGCAAGCCTTTGCGTGCTTTAGGTCGCAAAAGTGTTGACATGCCAGACGGCAGTCGCTGGGAAGTCAGGGCCGCAACACCAGGCAACGCTCACGGCGGCAGCAATGATTTGATTGTGTGCGACGAACTTTGGAACATTCAGCCCACAGTTGTATTTGATGCTTTGCAGCCATCGCAGATTGCGCGGCCTAATCCTCTATTTTCGTGTTGGTCAACGGCTGGCGATGAGTCAAGCACCGCGATGCTACGTATGCGCGAACAGGGCATAAACGATATTGACGCCGGCATTTCTCGGCAGTTGTATTTTGCGTCTTGGTCGCCACCGCCAGGCATCAACGTTGATGACCAGCAATGGTGGCCGTGGGCTAACCCAGCGCTCGGCGTAACTGTCAGCCTTGATGCTTTAATCGCAGCCAGCAAGTCGCCTGACAGGTCATCTTGGTTGCGCGCTCACCTGAACTTATGGGTGGCAGCTGCACAAGGCTGGCTACCTGTGGGCAAATGGGCAGAATGCCAGACAGACACAATAAGCCCGACAGGGGGAACCCTCGCAATAGACAGCAGTCTTGACGACTCGCGATATGTGGGCGTTAGGTCAGTAGGTCATGTTGACGGCACAGTAACTTGCACAGTCGAGTTTGCTGTCGAGTCCGAGCAGGCCATGTGGCAAGAAGTTATGCGCGTACTAGCTGACCCGACAGTAAACCTAGCCATCACCCCAATGCTTGACCTGCACCTGCCAGACGTTTACCGCCGGCGCTCGCAAACTGTGGGCTATGGCGAACTGCTCAAATACACGCCTTTAGTGCGCAACATGATTATTGAAAACAGGCTGTTTCATACTGGCGAAAACGCACTGGCCGAGCATTGCGACAGGGCCGTAATGGTCAAGACCCAGGCTGGCAGCGCCTTATCAAGTGCCAAGAGTGCAGGCCCTATAGAACTAGCGCGCTGTATGGTTTTTGCTAGCGCGCTGGCCTCTAAACCAATTACCAAAAACAAGCCTGTGCTAGTTGTCATCAACGGCTAACCTGTTGTTGGTGGTCGCTGGCGATCCTGCCGGATACACGCCAGCGATCACTACACAAACTTAGGTTTTGAGGCATAATTACAACATGGGCATTTTTGCAAACACCAAGGTTAAAAAAGCGGCAATCTCGCCGGCGACGGTAACTGCTCAGCCCGAGGCGCCAAAAGTACAAGCTGCCGTAGGTATTGGTGGCGCGCAGTCAATAGGCCAGTTCTACCAGTATCAAGAGGGCACGGCACGCAATCGCGCGATGAGCCTGGCAACTGTCAGTCGTTCACGCGACCTGCTTGCAAGCGTTATTGCTTGTATGCCTTTGCAAATGTACAACGAGGTTTACAACGACGCGACAGGCGAAATGGATCAGGTCAACATTGCGCCGAGGTCATGGTTGCGCCAGCCCGACCCAACAGTGACCTACAACTTTTTGATGGCTTTTACCCTTGATGATCTTCTGTTCTACGGAAGAGCTTTTTGGTACATATCCTCACGCACAACCGATGGTTTCCCAGCATCATTTACACGCATACCTGCCGGCAGCGTAACAACCCCTGACCAGACAGACGGCCCAGTGTTCTTTGGTATCAGCAACGAGGTTTACTTTGCTGGCGAGCAAATACCGTCAGCTGATCTTGTGCAATTCTTGTCGCCTATTCAAGGCATCATTTACAGCAGCGCACAAACTATTGCTACCGCGTTAAAGGTCGAGGAAAGCCGCTACAACATGGCGCGCACGTCTTTGCCGTCGGGCATCTTGAAACAAACAGGGGGTGAGCCCCTAAGCGCAACCGAGTTAGCCGATATCGGGGCCGCGTTTAACCAGGCGCGCCTGACCTCGCAAACGGCAGTTTTGAATGAGTTTTTAACGTACGAGCCAAGCAACGCAACCCCCGACAAAATGCTCATGATTGAAAGCGCGCAGTACAGCGCACTCGACTTAGCGCGCCTGTGCGGAATACCGCCATACCTTGTTGGCGTCGCTACTGGCTCTTACGCATACACAAGCTCAGAACAAAGCCGCGCTGACCTGTACATCTTTGGCGTGAAACCATACGCCGAGTGCATTAGTTCTACACTCAGCCAAAACAACGTTTTGCCTCGCGGCACATACGTAAAATTCAACGCAAAAAATTATCTAGAAGAAAACTACGTAGCTGACGCGATGACGCCAGTCAACGAAAATACCCAGGAGGAATTAGCATCATGATACGAGTAACAGCAAGCACGTTTACCATTGACGCAGCAGCAGTTGACGGCGCCCAGACGCGCACAATTACTGGCATTGCCGTGCCGTATAACGTTGTCGCAAATGCCAGCGGTACAGAAGTTATGTTCCTACGCGGCAGCCTCCCAGTCGATGGCAAAGCCCCCAAGCTCTACATGCAACACGACGCTACTCAGGCCATCGGCCTAGTAACCGAGCGCGCCGATGACGCGGAAAACATGTACTTTTCGGCCAAGGTCAGCGCAACTGCGCTAGGGGATGAGGCACTGATCTTGGCCTCAGACGGCGTTTTAGACAGCGTGTCAGTGGGCGTAAACCCCACCAAATTTAGTTACAACGAAGACGGGGTAATGGTCGTAGAGGCTGGGCAGTGGTTAGAGCTGTCGCTTGTGCCTCAGCCGGCATTTGCCGAGGCCGTCATAACAAAAGTCGCTGCAAGTATTGACACAAACCCTGAAGATTTGTGTAATACTGAAGTAGGCGAAGAAAACACAGAACCACAGCCACCGGAGGAAGTCGAAATGTCAGAACAAACTGCACCTGAAGTCATTGAGGCCAGCGCATCAAAATTGTTTGCGCAACCAAAACGCGAATTTGTTTTACCAACCGCAGGCGAATTCATGGCCGCGTACCACATTGGTGGCGACACATACGCAAACATGAACAAAGCAGTAGCAGAGTTTTCTGCATCACAGCGCACAGCATTGCAAGCAGCTGCCGGCGATGTTTTGACAACCGACACCCCAGGCTTGTTGCCAGTGCCCGTGTTGCTACCGCTGGTGCAAAATGTGAATTTCTTGCGCCCTGTGGTCGAGGCACTCGGCGCGCGCGCTTATCCTGATGGCGGCCAGTCAAAAACTTTTATCCGCCCAACCATTACGACTCACACTGATGTAGGCACACAGTCAACTGAACTCAGCGCAGTCACCGCACAAACAATGGTCATTGCCTCAAACTCAGTTAGCAAAACTACGCTGGCTGGGCAGGTCACTTTGTCCGTTCAGGACGTTGACTTTACGTCAGGCCCTGCAATGCAACTCATCTTAAACGACCTTATGGGCGAATACATGATCGCATCGGACAACCTCGCAGCAGACAACTTGCTCGCTGCCGCAAACTCATCTGGCGTATGGGATGGCACCGTAGCTGACTTGCTGAAGAGCGTTTACGACTCAGCAGTTGACATTTCAAATGGTCGCAACTTCACCCCTACCCACATGTTTGTTTCACCAGACGTATGGGGCCAAATGGGACAACTCGCAGACACAACTGGTCGCCCAGTATTCCCATTCATCGGCGCAGGCCTCACAGGCCAAAACGCACTCGGCGGCGGAAATGCAACCTCATGGAACGGCAACCCACTTGGCTTGCAGCTTGTAGTTGACAGCAACTTCGCTGCAAAGACCATGGTCATTACTCGCGTAGGTCAAGGCTCAGGCGATGCCTTCGAATTCTACGAAAGTATCCGCGGCCTCATGAGCGTGGAAGTACCGGCAACCCTTGGTCGCACAATGTCATTCCATGGATACGTAAGCACCTTTGCTGCCATTGGCGGAATGATTCGCAAGATCACACAGGCCTAGTCGAAAGGCGGCGTAACCGCCATGGCTGTCTACAAAACACAAAGCAAACTACTGCTAGACAACTACGCAGTAGTGCAAACGCTGGAACCCACAGAAATAGTTGTGGGCCAGCAGGTAACTGTTGCCGCACTCGGCGCACCATTTAACGGCACGTTTACTGTGCTTGATACACCGCTGTACGAGTACATCGGCGTTGATGGTCAGACAGGCGCGCTGCAATTCAATGCAAACGTGCCCAGAGAAAACCAAGTGCTGTTTGCCTGCACAGGCGCAGACGTTTTATACACAGTCGTATATACCGGCACAGTCACATATACGCAAAGTTGCAGCTGGGTAACCGTCGCTCAATGCGAAACCTATTTGGGCGTAGATATCGCAGACCCGAGCGACGATTACACCCTGCTTACGCAGGCTCGAAACGCAAGTAACGATTTCTGTTATCGTCGACGTCAAGAGTCAGGCTATGCAGATAGTTTGACTACCTCGCCAGGGCACGACGTCACTCTGGGAACTTTGATGTACGCGGCAGCGCTGTGGCGTAGTCGAGGCAGCACGCAAGACACGTTTGCAACCTTTGACAACATGGGCCAAGCCAGCGTTTCAGCCATGACCCCAGTGATTAAGCAGCTCTTAGGCATAGACCGCCCACAGGTCGCCTGATGGCCTACACAGACCTGTTTAACGAGGCCATAGCAGACGTCGCTGCAAGCCTTAACTCTGTGACAGGCCTGCGCGTCGTAACCGATGCAACAAAAGTTGTGCCTAACTGCGTTTTTCTTGACGCGCCAAGTTTCACCACTATTGCCGGCAAAGGCAACATTGTGCGTATGGAGTTTACTGTCAAGGTCATTGGCACTGGGCCAGCAGGCCTGCCGGTACTGCAAAAACTGTTGAGCATCGCAGCTGCCGTACTTGCCAGCCCCATTATCGTAATGTCAGGCCAGCCAGGGGCCGTCGAGCTTGGCGGCGCTACCTATCCTTGCTACAACTTGCAAATGGCTTTGCAGGCACAGACGGCCTAAAAGTGTTACGCTCTACACATAACGAAGTGTTACCACAGGAGACAAAATGGCAACCTCTACATATCTAACGAACCCAACAGTAAACCTCTCGCCTACAACTGGTGGCACAGCTGTTGATTTAACCGACCAATGCCGTAGCGCAACCATTACTCTCGGATATGACAGTTTAGAGTCAACCGCTTTTGGTGATACTGGCCATCGTTTTGTACCTGGCTTGCAGACCGTCGCAGTTGATCTTGAAATGTACCTGTCTTATGGCGCTGGCGAAGTCGAGGCCACCTTGTTTGCGAACTTGGGCACAGGCACTACGCAGCTTGTTATCAGCCCGTCGGGAACATCGGAAACGCCGACAAACCCTGAGTACACGATTATTAACATGCAACTTGTCAATTTCACGCCTATTAGCGGCGCTGTAGGCGAACTCTCAATGGTTACCGCCTCATTTGTTGGCGGAACATTTACGCGAGATATCACCCCATAATCAACCCGACGCAAGGCGGCAGACATGCAACTAACACTAAAACTAGATATTGGCAACGGCCCGTACGAGGTAACAACAAACCTTTGGTGCGCTGTGCAATGGGAACGCAAATACAAACGCAAAATGTCAGACCTAGCGTCAGGCATAGGCGCCGAGGATTTGGCTTATCTCGCATTCGAGGCCAGCAAATTACACGGCGTTACAGTGCCCGTAGTGTTTGACGATTTTATAAAAAAACTTGCAGCAATGCCAGAAGTTGTTGAGCAAGAAGACCCAAACCCTACCGAGGAGGCCACAGACTAGCTCTATGTCATTTACTGATAGAGACTGGCTTTTGGCCTCCTAACATAGAGTTTCTCAGCGCTGACCTGAATACCTGCATTAGTATTATGAATGAGCAAAGGCAGCGACGATGACAGCAACAATTAGAACCGAACTTGTAGGGGTACGGCAGGCTGTTGCATCATTAAACAAAATTGAGCCTGGTCTACGCAAAGAATTTGCCGCGCAACTTACCGCAATTGCAGCGCCAGCAATACAAGCTGCGCAGTCTCGCTACACGTCGCTAGGCGTACCGCTGTCAGGTATGGCGCGCCCATGGTCAAACAATGGCCGTAAACTTTTCCCATTTGACCCAGCGAAAGCCGCTAAAGGCGTCAAAGTAAAACTGGATACTCGACGCAACGCCACCAGCACCATTGTTATTTCGCAAGGCGACGCGGCAGCTGCGATCTTTGAGACAGCAGGCCGAAAAAACAGCAACACCCTCGCCACCAATTTAGGCAAAACCCCAGCGCAAGGCCGCACGCGCCTATTTGGGCCAGCGGTATACAGCAAGATACGTGAAGTGACAAAAGAAATGGAACGTGCAACCTTGCAGGTCATCAGCCGAGTAAATAGGGAACTGCAATGATTTCCATACCCATTATTAGCGATTTTGACTCAGCCGGCATTAAGCGCGCACAGCGCGAATTTAAGCAACTGGAGACCGTAGGGGAAAAAGCCCAATTTGCCATTAAAAAAGCGGCTGTGCCGGCAGCTGCCGCACTTGGCGCTGTTGTTGCTGTTATTGGTGACAGCGTAAAAGCCGCTATTGAGGATGAGGCAGCACAGGCCAGCCTTGCGCGACAGATAAAGGCAAGCTCTGGGGCAACCGATAGCCAGGTGGCGTCAGTTGAGAAATATATTTCTTCATTGGCGAAAAGCGCTGCCATTTCGGATGATGAGGCGCGGCCAGCGTTTCAGAAACTGATCGTTGCCACTAAAGACGTCACCAAAGCAACAGATTTAATGAACCTCGCAACCGATGTTGCGGCGGCTACAGGTAAGCCGCTCGTTGATGTCACAGACGCGCTTGCAAAGGCATATGCAGGCAACATGAAAGGCCTGAACAGCCTGAGCCCAGAGATCAAGGGCATGATTAAAGACGGCGCCAGCCTTGCCGATGTGCAAAAAGTATTAGAGGCAAACTTTGGTGGCGCTGGCGAGGCCGCAGCAAACACAGCCGCAGGTGGCATGAAAAAACTAGGCATTGCATTTGGCGAAACCAAAGAGTCGATAGGGCAAGCATTTTTGCCGATCATGGAAAAAGTGCTGCCAGTAGTACAAAAGTTTGCTGACTGGGCAGAGAAAAACCCAGAATTACTTGCAGCTGTTATTGCTGGCATGGGCATTTTGGCTGGCTCAATTCTCGCTGTGAACGCAGCCATGATGCTGAACCCAGCGGTAGCGATTACTGCCGGCATTCTTGCTTTAGGCGCAGCTGTCATTTACGCCTACAAAAAATTTGAGGGTTTTAGGGAAGTTGTGCGCGTCGTAGTCAACGCTATTGCCGGCTACATCGAGGGCATGGTGAACGGATTTATCAAAGCAATTAACCTTGTGATTTACGGCATCAACCTTGTTAAGCCAGGCAAAGACATCAAAATGTTGCAAGAAATAACGTTAGGCCGTATGGCTGAACCAGTAGCGCCAAGCGACCCAGGCATGAACGGCAGCGCAAACATTGCCGAGCGCAGCAACAACGCCACCATTAACGTTTACGGCGGCGACCCCAACCAAGTAGTTCAGGCCTTGCAGTCTTACATGCGACAAAATGGCAGTGTGCCCATCAAGGTAAGCAACATTTTCTAATGGCCGTAGTCCAATATCAGGTTGAGGTAGGCGCGACGTACGCAACCCTTACAACTGTTGTAAGCAACGTGCAAAATGTGTCGCTTAAATACGGCAGAGAAAAACCATTAGACAATTACAGCGCGAACACAGCCAATGTGGTTTTGCGTTACCCGACTGGCTACACAACCCCTAACGCGCTTTTTATTACAGGCACATGGGTACGCATATCTGTAAGGCGCGTTGCACCTGGCTATGAGACCTACACCCAGTTGTTTGTAGGCCGTCTAACTGACGTCATAGTTAACTACGGCATTCCCTACAGCGGCGGCGTAGGCAACGCAGACTTTGTAACCCTTACGTGCGAGGGGAACTTTGCGGCTTTTGGTCGAGTGCAAGGCAACAACTACGCAATGACCGCCGGCACCTTAAATGCGCAAACTGGGCAATGCACAACACAAACAGGCTTATCCGTCAGCACTACAACCAACTTTGGCGGTACCCAGGCATTCCCAGCTACCACAATTAGCGGTACGTGGGGCGACTGGATAAACAGGGCCGTGCTGACAATGAATGGCCGCCTTATTGACGTCAGCGACGGCGTTTTTATGGTCAACGCTTACTACAAAATTCCTGGTTTTTATGGTGGGTTTAGCGACACCACAAACAACGCCAGCAACCACGTTTACGAGCAGATCGCCTTTACGAGCTTGGCGGACAGTTATTACACGCAGGTGACTGTTGACCCGGAGTCTTATTCAGCTGCGACAGTGCAGACAGGCAGCGCGCCTTACCGCACATATTTGGTGAACACTTTTAACGCCTCGACAAGCCAGGCAACAGACTTTGCCAATTATCTGCTGTCGACTTACAGCACCGCAACCACACGTATTTTGAGCGTGACCTGCAACCTGAACGCGCAGGAGGGCGACATGCCGCGCTATGGCATGGGCGAAATTGGCTCAACTGTGACAGTTACATTTCGAGGAACCGTTTTTAACTGTGTGCTGGAGGGCGCAACTTTTAGCGGTAACCCGACACAGGCCAGCGCCACGTTCTATCTCAGCGCGCAAGACTTGAACAACTATTTAACGCTTAATGATGCCGTTTATGGCAAACTTAATAACAACAAACTGGGGTACTAAATGGCCATAAAAACTTTTACTACTGGCGAAGTGTTGACCGCATCGGACACCAACACCTACCTAGCAAACAGCGCTATGACTTACATCACGACACTTACTGCTTCAAATACTGCTGTCAGCGCTTTTGTGGACGGCGTTTTTACTTCGACTTACCAAAACTACATGATTATCGGCGACTGGTTTACCGGCGGAAACGCCACGCTTAGTTTTCGCTTGCGAGTTGGTGGGTCGGATGACATGACCGCCAGTTATTACGACAGAGGAAACCAAAACACAACAGGAGCCGTAGCTGCAATAAACAACCTTGCTGTTACGGCAGGCTTTTTTGGCGCGTCAACATCCAGCGATTACGCCCACACACAGCAGACACTCTTTTTCCCACAAATTGCGTCACGACGTACAGCATGGAACCTGCAGTCTGTGGACTCTTGGAATGTGCAAATGTATTCAGCAAGCGGAGTAGATATCACGACAAGCCAATTTGACGGCATCAAGTTTATAAGCTCAAGCGGGAACATCACAGGCACTTTTCGCTTTTACGGCATAAGGCAGGCATAATGAGAATAGAAGGCTTTAACCTACAAACAGGCGAAATCACCGACAGAGAAATGACCGCTGAAGAAATAGCGGAATACGCAACATTGCCCGTTTACAACATTGACTTTATAGAAATTGGAAAGCCCGATGATTTGGCGTAGCGCGTTTGTAATGGCATTGTTTGCCAGCATTCTCGTAGCGTGTGGTGACCGTGAACGCGTGAACTGCCCACGCACCAAAAACAAAGCATTACGCGCAGCTACCACCATCACAGTCGATACCGCCAGCGTCGGCACTACCCGAGTTATAGAAACAAAATGCCCGTAATACCACCACCACGGCGACCCGAGCGCATGACCAGCGAGGAAATTAAAGCCCGCCTCATATTTGTTGTCGCTTGCGCGCTCTCGCTCACGTTTGTTGTAGCAACCATGGCGCTGCTTTACGGCCTGCTATTCGTCACCCAGCCACTCGAAGTCTCGGACAATGACAAAAGCGCCTGGGCCACACTTCAGCCATTGCTCCTCTTTTTGACGGGCAGTCTTGCGGGCCTTCTCAGCGCTAACGGCCTGAAAGACAAACCGAAAGACAAAGAGCCACAAGAGTGATCTACACCGGCACAACCGACGGCGCAGCTGCCGGCAAGCGCCCAGGCACCGAAAAGTTTGTAGACATTATTTGCAAAAAAGGCTTTACCAATTTGGGCACCTGGGCCGTAAGAAACATGCGCGGCTCAGACCGCCTGTCAGTACACGCCACAGGTCGAGCAGCCGATATCGGCTACAAAGACAAAGCCACAGCCGCACTTTGGGCAAACTGGCTAGTCGCGAACTACAAGATTTTGGGCATTGAAGAAGTGCACGACTACGCCGGCACAACTAAAAAAGGTTGCGAGAAATGGGGCCGAGGCTGGCGCTGTAATCGTGACGGCAAGCCAGGCTGGAAAGACTGGACAGAGACCGCTAACGGCGGCTCAGGTGGCGGCTTGTGGCTACATGTAGAGCTGACGCCAGCAATGGCAGACAACCCTCAGGCTTTTGTTGAGGCTTGGAAAAGCGTGCCCAGACCGGCATAGTGCCCAAAACGGCTGACTTTTTGCTAGGGTTTTCACACCGGCAGAAAAGAGGCATACATGTTTAGAGGCATTTATTAGGCGTATTGTCGTGGCAGTCATGGTCGCCACGCTCACAATTACAGCAGGCCCAGCGCACAGCGCAACACAGCCAGTCAAAGCCTGCCCGAAGTACCATGACGCAATGCGCAAGGCAGGGCTACCGCCTGCGCTATTCAGCCCCATTATGTATCGAGAGTCGCGCTGTGACCCAAAAGCCATTGGTTGGAACTATCAGCCTGGCATGTCGTACAAAGACTGCAAACGAGCGCCAGCGCCTCTCTACAAGCGTTGTAGGGCCGTTAGAACGTACGATAGCGGCTTACTTCAGATCAATAGTTCATGGGTTTCTGTGACTGCCAAAGTTTGCAACAGCCGATATGGGGATATGTCGGTTTTGTTACAGCCAGCCTGCAATTTGGCTGTGGCAGCACACCTGTACAAAACATCTGGCATCGGCAACTGGCGCGCCACAAGCGGCAAACGGTAAATGTCACACCTGCTTGTTTCAATATGTTATGTTGACTCCAAGTACTACGGCAGGAGGAAATATGGAACACCCCAATTTGTTTGACGCCATCGCTGAACGCGACGCGGCAATGGAGAGTGTCGAGGGCAACACAGACAGCAACTGGCTAAGGGCCGCTGACACAGCAGTTACTTGGTTAGCAAAGTCAGCTGTACACGGTTTCACAACCGACGACGTCTGGCGCTACCTTGACAATTTAGGCATGACTGGCCAAGTGCACGACAACAGGGCTCTAGGCCCAGTAATGAAACGTTGCGCTAACGCAGGCCTTATTGTGCCTACAGGCGATTACAGGCCAAGCCACAGACGCCATTGCGCGCCTATCCGAGTATGGCGAGGCATCTAATGGGCGAACCATTGTTTCACTATTTTGACGATTGTCTGCCAGACGATCACCCTTTACTTATTACTGACTCAATTCATTGTGTTGATTGTCGAGCCATGTTGCATTGCATAAATGAAGTAATGACTGCATGGTTTGAGACTGGTATAGGCCCTATTTGTCTTGTGTGTTTTACTAAACGTTACGAGACAATAGGCGAATACACAATTTTTCCATTTGACGAATTGGAGATATCTAATGCGTAACGTATTTGGCTTATTTGCATTTATCGGCGTAATGACAGCGTTTGCTTTGGTGACATTGTGGGCAGCCGACTGGATAAACAACCACGAAAACGGATGGTACGAGTGATGACGTTTAACCTTGACAATTACGAACCAGTAGCGCCCAGACTCGCAAGGTGGCTTGAGTCATCATCTATGCGAGAGGCACAGCCTCGCGTTATTACTGCATTGCACTCATACGAGCGCGGAATATGGTGCATATTCAGGGCCGAGCTTTGGGAGGGCGAAACGCTTATAGCGACAGGCCATGCTTATGAAGAGCACACTGAAAAAGGCGTTAATAATTCAAGCCACATGGAAAACTGCGAAACCTCAGCCATTGGTCGAGCATTAGCAAATGCTGGATATGCCGGCTCTGACCCATCAAAACGACCCAGCCGTGAAGAAATGCTAAAGGTTGTGCGTTACGAGGGCGACATGAAAATAACAGAGTCAGCCAGCGCGCCAAGCGAAAAACAACTGTGGAAGTACAAAAGCGAATTGAAAAAAGCAGGGTTACTGCCACCGTTAAACATTGCAACGATGTCTAAATACGAGGTATCGAAAGCAATTGAGGCTTTAATTAATGGCGAAGTGCCAGCCGAGCCATTAGAGGCGGAGGAACCATTTTGAGCGATGACCAGATATGGAACGCCTTTATAAGTGCAATACCTGCACAAGACAGAGCGCGTCACGATTTAGAGAATTTCCAAGCGCGCCTGCTCAAAAATGCGTTGCAAGAAATAGAAGACCTAAAACTAGAAATAGTGCAACACAGGGCAGAAATAGTGCAGCTGGAAGAAGTGCTACAAGGCTATTCAAGCCTGTTGCATGACGTCACCCAAGACCGCGACCGTTACCGCGACGACTGGAAAGCAATGGTGCAGGACGCCTCTCGATGGAAGAAAAACTAATGGCAATAATGACGGAAGATGACTACTACGAGGTCAAGGTTTACCCAAAAGGCAACAGGATTGTGCTCAGATTTGTGGGCGACTGCTGGGACAAATACAACTGGGAAATGACCTACAACACGTATGTTGCGCCATTAGTGCGACGCTACAGCAACGACTGGATGACCTGGGGCGACAGGATCACACTTACTCACGGCTATTACGTGTGGACATGGGAACCAGCGGTACTCGACATTAAAGGCGACGGCTAATGGTTGCGATTAGCGAAAAAGAATTTCAAAACAAGGTTGTTGCGTTGGCCATTATGTACGGCTGGCGCGTAACACACTTCAGGGCCGCTCAGGTGGGCGGTAAATGGATGACCGCTATACAAGGGCACTCTGGTTTCCCAGACATTTGTATGGCACATCCCGAGAAAGGTTTAGTCTTCGCAGAGCTGAAAACTGAGCGCGGCAAACTAGACCCAGCGCAGATTACTTGGCTACGCACACTTGATGCTGCCGGCGCTGAGGCCTACGTATGGAGGCCATCAGATATGCAATTCATCACAAACCGACTATTGAATGGAGCGCCATTAACATGACAAAAGACGATGTTGCACACATGGTGAAAATGTTGCGCGGCTTATACCCAGCCTCCCCATACAGTCTTGATGAAGATTTAGTTATTACTACTTGGCGCGCTAGTCGAGACTTGCTGCAATACGAGACGGCAGACCTGCCAGCAATGTACAAGCAAGTGATGCACAGGCATAAGTCATTCCCAGCATTACCGGACGTGTTGTCTATATTGCGCGCCATTAAGAAAGGCCCAATGCAGAAACCTGAGCCAGTTGATATGACTGATTACATAACAACTGGGTACGGCCCTTCAATGTATGCCGGATATGTCGAGGGGCATGCAGAACTAAATGAGATAAAAACTAAACACGGATACAAGGCTGTTGAGCCGCTAGATTACGCCCAGTTCATTACGCTGCACGCGCCAAGCGAGCAGTAAACACACACAACTAAATAATGCAGGCGGCTCAAAACTATTAAGCGTTGGGCCTTAAAAGACGGGACGCATGAGAACCCGAAAGCCAGCACTCACACAGGCCACGTAGGGGATTGCACTCTGCTGGTTAACACTCGGAAACGAGGGTAGATCACTGCGCGCTAACACGGGATATGCGAGACGTCTAGCGAGGCAGTGAGGCAATGATTAAAAGAAATA